CGGCGCTTGATTTGTCTGTTTATTGCAGTGGGCTGGGCAGTTTTGCCAAGATTTATGCGGTTTATGACCTGGGCGTTACCGCCTGGTATTTGCGGCTCGGCCCTTTTGGCGACTTTACGCAGGTAGATATCACGGCGGCGCTGGCGCCGGCTACTACTTATGAGGGCACTTTAGCCATTGTTGATGGTGCGCAGTCGGTCACTTTTGCGGGCAGCACGGTTAGCAAGGCTTTTGCCTATGTGGACACGCAGTCGGGCCTGGAGAGTTTAGAGCTGCGGGTGGGCGGGTTCAACAAACTGGAGTCCCTTGCGCTGGCTGATGCGGTGACCGGCCCGGCGCTTGAGGCGAGGGTTTTGGCGCCTTCGCCTTTGGGGGCGGCTAGGTTTTTGGCTTTTCATGACTTTGCCAGCGCGCTGGGCGATGTGACCAGTGTTTACACGATGGACCTGATAACCCCGGGCGGCGCGGTGCGGGTGCCGGTGAGTAGCTGGCAGGCGACGCTGCAGACCACGGACGCTAACTATGTGCAGTGCGTGGTGCCGGCGTGCGGCCCCTGGCTGGCCGCGCTGGGCGCCGCCACGGCGTTTGTGATTTACCGCCGCGCGGTGCTGCCCGGTGGGCAGGCGTTTGAGTATGAAATGGCGCGGGCGCCGGCGGAGCAGCAAACGCTGGACCGCGGGCCTGAGCGGTACACCTGCACGCTCAGCGGGTACAGCCCCGGGTTTGCCGAGGACTTGGCGCCGCCGGCGGTGTATGACCGGGCGCTGGTGGGCGTGCGCTCGGTGTCTACCGGCGCGGGCGGCACGCGGGTGCGCTGTGCGGTAGATTGGCTGCTGCGCCCTGGGCACCGCGCGTTTGTGGACGGCGTGCCGCTGGTGGTGGCCTATATCAACTACTACGCGCCCACGGGGTTTGATGCCTATATGGACGTGGGGAGCCGCACCTGATGGGCAAGGCTACGATTGTGAGCGGGGGCGAAAACGGGCAGTACCAGGTGCGGCTGGACTACGGCAAGGCTACCCAGACGGAGCGCCTGGCCGCCATTGCCGCGCGCCTGGCCGCGCTGGTGGGGCTGATAGCCCAGGCGCTGCAAGACCTGAATACGCAGGAGTACACGGGGGCGCAGGTAGAGGCGGAGGTGGAGGCGGCTATTAACGCCTATGTGGCCACGGCGCAGGCCCTGGCCGCGCTGCCGGCGGATACGGAGCCGGCGGTTTTAAAGGCCGTGCAAGACGCGGTTAAAACCGCGCTAAAAACCCACACCGAGGCGTTGACAAAGCTGGCCGCCGCGGTGCGCAAAACCGCGCCGCTTCGCCTGGCCTGGCAGGCGCTGAAGGCGGAGCAGGTGCAACTGCAAAAAGACCAGGCCAAGTGGGCGGCGCTGGTGCTGGAGGAAACCGTGCAGGCGTGGTGCGCAGACCTGACGGAAGACGCCACGGGCGAGGTGGCGACGGTGGAGATACCGGGGGAGAGCAAGCTGGTGCTGATAGCGCCCGCCGCGCCCGTGCCCACGGCGGCCCATGGCGCGCTGGTAGCGCGCGAGGTGCAAACGCCAGCGCAGGTGTTTTTTAATGCGGCCATTTTGCCGGGCTGGCAGAAGTACAGGCCCACGCACCGCCGGGGCGTGATTACCGCGGTGGATGAGGCGCTGGACAAGGCGGATGTGACGCTGGAGGTGCTGGACAAGTCGTCGGCGCAGGGCTTGGGTATTGACCAGGCGCAGACGCTTGCGGCGGTGCCCGTGGAGTACATGACGTGCAATGCGGGCGCGTTTGCGGTGGGGGATAAATGCGTGGTGCGGTTTGACCAGCAAGACTGGACCCGGCCGCGCGTGGTGGGGTTTGTGGATAACCCCCGGGCGTGCAATGTGGCGCTGAGCGGTATTGTGCGCGAGGGTAGCCTGGTGATGCTGCCCGTGCCCCCGGGCTCACCGCCCGGCACGGTGGCTAAATTTGCGCTGCACAGTTATAAGCCCACGGCGCAGGCCTGGCAGTACCCGCTGCGCAGTGACCCGGATAAAAGCCCCGGCGCTTTTAACGATGAGCCGCGGCTGGGCGGTGCCGGGGGGCAGTATGCGGGCTTGAGCGCGTCCATGTACTCGGGCCGCATGGCGCAGGCGGTGCAGGCCATTATGGGGCGCGGCCTGCCGGTGGCCTATGGCTACGCCTGGGCTCTGTGCCATGGGGTGGTGATTGCGCAGGACGGCAAGGCGTGGCTGGTTCAGGTGAGCGCGCTGGGGGTGTTTGCCATGCGCATGCCCATAAGCGGCGCCCGCCCGGGTAGCCCTGAGAGCGTTGTGAGTGAGTGCACCGCGCTGTTTGGCGGTGTGCCGTCCAATGTGCCTTTCCCCGAGGGGGCCGCCTTCAACACAAAGCTGGCCGATGGGCTTGTGATACGGCTTGCTACGGCGGCTGATGTGCAGGGCTTTTACACTAAAAGCCCCTTTGCGGCGCATTTGGGGTGGGCCTTTAAAAATGACGGCTCGGAGGCGCACAACACGGCCTGGCGGACGGGCGAGGGGGGGCAGTTTTTTGGCTGCCTGTACAAGCTGGCTATTTCAATTGGGGCAGAAAAGTCTGATTGGGTCAAGGGGCAGCCGCTGGCTGCGGGCACCGCCGCGATGACGCTGGTTAGCGAGGGCCGGCTGGTGCACGCGGGGTTGTTTTATTTTCGGTTCGGGTTTGCTTTGGCCAGCGGGGCGATTACGAATCCGCCGGCTGAGCAGCCGTCGCCTTTGCCCATGGTGGCCTACAAGGCGCCGGTGCATGTGTGCTATGTGGATGATGTGCTGGATGTGGTGTATTACGTTTACAGCCCGGCCGATATCTCGGGCTCGGGCGATACCAATGTGCCCGACGGTGGGTCATCTACGTCTAGGGAGCAGCAGGCGCAGTGCTATGTGGAGTCAACGCGGTTTGCGGATGCCTACCCCCGGCGCACCGTGGTGTCGGCGTCGGCGTCTTACAGCACTATTGCCACGTATTACGGTGGGTATGTGAACAACGGGCCGGGGTCAACGGGGCGCCAGGTGATAGTGTCTTTGGCGTACACCCGATTTACTGAAAGCCACACGGGTGGCGGGACAAGCGGCGTAGCGCCCTATGGCGCGCGGGATAGCTACATCATTTTTAACAACCGGGCGACGGGCTTTACCGAGTCAAGCTCGGGCGTCACGGGGTATACGTACTATGACAATGGCACTGGGGAGCCCTCTGGGGAGATTATTCCGTCAAGCGGAGAGCTGGTAAGAACACCGCTGGAAAACGTGTCTGAGTATGCGCAAATTATTGGCCGCAGCGGCCCCATTGCGCGCCTGGATTTGCCCGCTGACCCGGTGGAGGCGCAGGAGATGATTTCGGCATGGTCTAGCCCGCAGGGGGTTGGTGGCGGCGCTGCCGGGGGCATGGTGGTGCGCTATAGCGTGCTGGGTAGCAATGCGCACGCTATGTACACCGCTAAGCTGTGGGGGGATGAGTACGTGCTGCAGGGTGCGCTGTTGGCGGGGGAGGATTCGCCCAACCCGCTGCCTTACAACTTTATCGGTTTTCTGTAACCGCGCCCCCGCCAATCAAACAGTGCACAATTTTTAAGATTTTGCACAGCCTATGCGGCACTCTAGCCGCCTATGGCTTTCACACAATCTGACCTGACCGCAATTGACGGGGCCATTGCCTCTGGTGAGCTGACCGTGCGCACCGCCGACGGCAAGCAGGTGACGCTGCGCAGCATGAGTGAGCTGCTGCAGGCGCGCCAGGCGATAAGCGCGGGCATAGCGGCCGCTGCTACTACCGGCGGCGCTTACCGCCCCTACCCGCGCCACCAGTTGGCCGATTTTTCGGACGACTGACCCATGGCCAAATCTACCCCCAACATCATTGACCGCGCGGTTGCGTACTTTGCGCCCATTGCGGCTATTAAGCGCAGCCAGGCGCGGTCAATCTTGAGTTACTACGAGGCCGCCAAGCCTGACCGCTTGCGAAAAGGCCGCCGCGAGACTGGCAGTGGTAACGACGCCGTGCTGCGCGCCGGTGCCACGCTGCGCCAAACCGCCCGCCATCTGGAGCAAAACTACGACCTGGCGCTGGGTGTGCTGAACACCTTGGTGGCCAACGTGGTGGGGCCTAACGGCATAGGCGTGGAGCCGCAGCCGCGCAACTTGGACGGGTCTATCAACGACGAGCTGGCCCGCCAGATTTTGGAGCTGTACCGGGACTGGGGCCTGAACCCTGAAGTGACCCGCCAGCACGATTGGCCCAGCGCCCAGCGCCTGCTGGCCCGCAGTTGGCTGCGCGATGGCGAGGTGCTGACGCAAACGCTACAGGGCAACATAGCCGGGCTGGACCACGCCACTCGGGTGCCGTTTAGCCTGGAGATGCTAGAGGCCGATTTTGTGCCCATGGACCTGAACACCACGGCCCCGGCGGTGATTGTGCAGGGCGTGCAGATTAACGCCTGGGGCGCCCCGGTGGGCTACCACGTGTACAAGGCGGACCCGCTGGCCGGCAACAGCATGCTGACGGGCTTGAGCCAGACCAAGTTTGTGCCCGCCGCGCGCATGCTGCACCTGAAAAACGTGCACCGCATACGGCAAATGCGCGGCGTGAGCGTATTTGCATCCGTGCTGAACCGCTTTGACGACCTGAAGGACTACGAAGAGAGCGAGCGCATAGCGGCCAAGATTGCGGCCAGCATGGCGGCTTTCATTAAAAAAGGCAGCCCGGACCTGTATGACCCCGAGGCCGGTGGCGAGCCGCGCAACATGAAGTTTCGGCCCGGCATGGTGTTTGACGACCTGCGCCCCGGTGAAGAGATTGGGATGATTGACACCAACCGTCCCAACCCCAATTTGGAGACCTACCGCAGCGGGCAGCTCAAGGCCGTAGCGGCCGGCGCTGGCCCAACATTTTCAAGCATTGCCCGCAGCTACGACGGCACCTACAGCGCCCAGCGCCAGGAGCTGGTGGAGGGCTACACCGTGTACAGCACGCTGGCCAATGAGTTTATTGGTCGCATAGTGCGCCCGGTGTATGAGCAGTTTATTGCCGCCGCTGTGGCCAGTGGCGCGCTACGGGTGCCCGCTGGCACGCGCATGGTGACGCTCAACGACGCCGCCTACATGCCGCCCGCCATGCCCTGGATTGACCCCAAGAAAGAGGCCGAGGCCTGGGGCATGCTGGAGGACCGCTGCTACGTGAGCGGCCCCGAGATTATTCGCCGCCGTGGTGGCAACCCCATCGACACCCTGGAGCAGCAAAGCCGCTGGGTGCGCGAGAAAGACGCGCAGGGTATACCGGCTAATGCGGCCATGCCCGCCGCCGCTGCCGCGCCTATGGATGCCGAGGCCAGTGGGCGCATGGCTGGCGAAGTGGCTGCGCTGGTGACTACGCAAGTGACCGCCCAACTGCGCCCCCATGCCGCCCCCGTGCCCGCCGTGCCCAGCGCGCTGGAGATGGCACAAGTTGACCTGGTGAAAGCCCAGGCGCAAGCCGCGCTGCGCGACCCTGTGGCGCCGGTGAACAACTTTGTTGTCAACACCCCGGCCACCACGGTCAACAACACCATTGAGCCCGCAGCCGTGACCGTGCAAAACACCGTAGAGCCCACGCCCGTGCATATGCACACCACGGTAGAGGCCGCCCAGGTGAGCGTGGCTGCCCCGGTGGTCACAGTGCAAAACACCGTGCAGCCCGCTGAGTTGAACGTGCTGAGCCTGCCAAAACGCAAAACCGAGACGGCTGTTGAGTACGACGCCAATGACAACATCGTCAAAACAACCCAGATTGAGTCTGACGTGACCGAGTAACCATTTTCCCAAGGACCACCCCATGCCCATCGCATCCACAGACATCAAATACCACCTCTCAGGCGGCGCCGCCAACAGCAACCCCGCACTGTCCATCGGCGGCGCCAAATCATCAGTTGTGCAAGGCACTGACATCTTTGACGCTGTGAGCAGCGCAGAGGCCAGCGCAGGCCGCGTGGAGTACCGGCTGGTCTACGTCAGCAATACCCACGCCACACTCACACTACTCGGCGCGAAGCTGTGGATTAGCCTCAACACACCCAGCTCAGACACCGACATTGCCGTGGGTTTGGCCGCTGCGGGCATGAGCGCAGCAGAGACGGCCATTGCCAACGACACCACGGCCCCGGCTGGCGTGACCTTCAGTGGCCCGGGCAGCTTTGCCGCTGGCTTGCTGCTGGGCGACATGGCCCCCGGTGCCTACTACGGCGTGTGGGAGCGGCGCACTGTCAATGCGGGTGCAGCATCGGCCAATGACAGCTACACCTTGCGCGCTCAGGGCGACACCAATCCGTAAACTAATATGCCAAGTACCCACCGCAATAGGCTGGTCACAGCCATATCAAACACCCCCGGCGCTGCTGGGGCGCTCACCATTGCAGCCGCTGCATCGGGCTACCGAACCTTTGGCGCTGCTGACGATGGATTGAGTTTTGACGTGAGCATCATTGATGGCACGGCTTGGGAGATTCGCACGGGATGCGTCTATACGCACAGCGGCACCTCACTGAGTCGAGGAACGCTGGAGGACTCCAGCACGGGCAGCGCGATTGCTTTGACAAGTTCAGCGGTGTTGACTGTGACGATGACGGCTAGTTTCGGTAATGCTGCTGAGGTATCTAAGCTGGGATTGCGTCCGGGTGGACGGCTGACTCTTACATCCGGCATGCCAGTGACCGTTGATGATGTGATTGGCGCTACATCCATTTTTTACACACCATACGCGCATGATGTGGTTGTGCTTTGGGATGGTCAGCAGTGGGTGCCAATTCAGTTTTCAGAATTCAGTATTGCGTTGTCCAGCCTTACATCTGCCCGACCTTACGATGTGTTTGCCTACCTTGCTACGGGCGTTTTGGCGCTTGAGATTACAGCGTGGACAAGCGATTTAGCACGCGCCACCGGAGTCAGCATTCAAGATGGCAGGTATTGCAAAACAGGCGATAAAACAAGGTTGCTGTTGGGTACTTTCTACAGTACCGGCGTTAATACGACTGAGGATAGCTTTGGCAATCGCTACTTAGCAAATCACTACAACACCATCCCAAAGCCGCTATCGCACACAACGCTTGATGCAGGGCACACATACCTCGGGCCTGTACGCATGTATAACAACTCGACAACTGCAAGGTTGTCATTTGTCTCGCCAGTGGTGGCCGCATTTGACGCAGCGGCGGGTGGAGTTATATCGAATACCGTTGCCGGCCAGCCATCTGACTTGTTCATGGCATACGACAGCACAACAACCGCCAGCGACTTCTTTTCAGCTTGCAGCAACTTCAATGTCAATGGCGTTCGTGGTGCTCTAGTCGGCTATGGCACTGCACTCGCTGGAAAGCACTTTATCCAACTGCTTGAGCGCTCATCAACGAATACCGGAAACTTCTCTTATGCACTTTTGCGAGGCAACATCGAATGCTAATTCAGCTTATGACAACGCCCGCCTGCATTGGTGCAGCCGACAACGGTGACGGCACTTACCGACTCGATTTTGATGGCTACAGCCGACCCGCCACGCCCGAAGAAATAGACGTAGCACTCGCCGCTGCGCAACGCGCCGCCATCCCCGCAGTCACCATCCGTCAAATGCACACCGCATTGCACCGTGTCGGGCTTCTCGCGCCTATCAAAGAGTACATCGCAGCGTCGGGTGACATTGAACTTGAGATTGCCTTTGCCTCTCCGACGTTTGAGCGCAGTAACCCGATGATTGCAGGCATGGCGCAAGTGATGGGCAAGACCGACGAAGAAGTTGACGCCATCTTTGCGCTGGCAGCGAGTATCTAATGACTTGGGGCGCATCGGCATGGGGTGACAAGCCGCTGGGATGGGTGCCTGCGGCTGCTGAAGCAACGGCAGTGTTTTCCGACGCAGCCGCCAGCTACCCTGTCCGCGCAGCCACCAGCAGCGACACCACCGCCGCTTACCCCGTGCGCGCTGCCACGCAATCTGACACCTCAGCCGCCTACGCCATCCGCAGTGCAGCCAGTGCCGACACCCTAGCAAGCTACTACGTGCTGGGCTTGGTGCAAAGCGATACCCCGGGTAGCTATGCCATCCGTGCCGCAGTCCAGTCTGACGCGCTGGCCTCTTACGCCATTTGCTCGGCGGTGCAGTCTGACGCCTTAGCCAGCTACGAGATTTTGAGCGCTGGCGTGGTGGTCAGCGACTCGCCCGCAAGCTACGCCATACGCTCCGCTGTGCAGTCCGATGGCGCAGCCAGTTACACCGTGCGCAGCGTGGCGCAAGCAGACGCAGCGGGTGCCTATGCCGTGCGCTCCGCAGTGTGGTCCGACGCGGGTGCGAGCTACGCCGTGCAAGGTGCGCTGGTGGCGGTGTGGGCTGATGCGACGGCGAGCTATTTTGTGGATGGGGTGGTGGCCAGTGGCGTTTACCCGAGCCCGGCCACTGTTTTGGCGGGCGTGCAGTACGGGCCAAGCGGGGCAGAGTACACGGGCACGCTGGCGTTTGCGGGGCCTTCGGCTGAGAGTATTGCCGCCGCTGTGCTGGCCAGCCTGCAGGCTACGGCCATCCCCGTAAACATGACCCAGGTGCGCGGGCAGGCCATTAACGGCGCGGGCTCTGAAGCTGACCCATGGGGGCCCTAAGTGGCCAGTGCTTGGGGTAAGTCTTGGGGCGTTGCGTTTGGCAGCGCCTGGGGCGTTTTGGAGGGTCGGCAAAACCCCGCAACCCCAATTTATGGCGGTGGTGGCGGTTTCAGGGGCGACTCTGACGGGCCTGGGCGTCGGGTGCGGGAGATTACGCGCACTGCGCCGGCCAAGCGGGTTAAGACGGCGCAGCAGCGGCGCAATGAGCAGGTGCTGCTGGTGCTGATGCAATGATTTTTAACAAGGAGCCGTGGGCCATGGGTGATGTTTTAAAAATGCGCGTGGTGCTGCTGTGGCAGGTGATGCAGCCGCGGCTGCTGATGATGTTTGTGGCCTTTGACTGCCTGGCCTTGTCGCTGCTTAAAACGGGTGACCACTACCGGGGCGCGACCATTTCGGCCGTGTGCTGGGAGCTTGAGCAAGAGGGCGCCTGGCGTGGCCGGTTCTTCAGGCCGCTGATTGATTTTTTACTGCGTTGGCTGGAGCCGGACCATTGCGCCCGGGCCTGGCTAACCGAGCATTATTTACGCAAAGGCCCTACACCATGACTACCACCACCGAGCCCACCACGCCCGCCTTTGACGGCCCAGACCGCCGCATTGGCCCCGGCCGGCGCCACGCGCCAGACGCCCAGGAGCAGACGGCCATGTTGCTGGGGCACGCGGTTGCCCTGGCGCTGCTGGAAAAGCAGGTAGCCATGCTGCGCGCTGAGGTGCTTAGGGTCAAAGACACCTGCCGCAGTTGCGCCGGCTTCTCCGCGCACGACTAACCCGCCCACCACGCGCCACCTCAACCCCCGCCACCAGCACACCCACCCGAGCCCAGCCGCATGCCCGAGCCCACTTCCACCGCCGCCGCCACGCTCAGTGCTGCGGTGGCCACTATCCCCATGATCAGCGCGTTTGGCGTTCCGCTGGGCCTGCGCGCTGACTTGCTGATTGCAGGCTTTGCGGGCTCACTGGTTGCAATCATCTTGCTTAACAGTGTGCCCAACACGGGCGACACCTGGCGCGAGCTGATGCGCGCCACCGTGCGCCGTATGATGGTGGCGTTTGCCAGCAGCTTGACGGCGGGTTACCTCACGCCCCTAGCCATGCTGGTGGCGGCGTTGCCCGAGTCGCTGCTGTTGGGTGCCGCGTTTGCCGTGGGCGGTGGCGCCCAGCAGGTGCTCATGTTTGCCATACGCCGCCTGAGCACCGACGCACCGCGTGGGGTGGCCCCATGATGGCCGCGCTGCAAGTGCTGCACTTTGTTAGCGGCCTCATCGTGCTGGCCGAGGCGCTCAACAAACTGGAACGCACCGCCCCCCTGGCCCCCGGCCTGTGCCGCAACGCCCGGCTGGTGGCTGTGCTCAAGGCCTGCGCCTGGGCACTGCTGGCCATGGGCGCCGCCGGTGCCGTGGCCACCCCCGCGCTCTTGTGGCTGGGCACCCCGGCCGACCCCTACCGCATCTTGCTGCACATCGAAAAACCCACGCTGGCCGAGGTGTCGGTGCTGTGCGGGTTTGCTGTCTTGATAGTCCGCACCCGCGTTAAAGAAGGATGACCGCCATGAAACTCTCCCCCCACTTCACGCTGGCCGAGCTGACCAACAGCGCCAAGGCCCGCAGCCTGGGCCTTGACAACCTGCCCGCGCCAGAGCTGATGCCGCGCCTGGTGCTGCTGGCCGAGATGCTGGAGCGGATCCGCGCCACGCTGAATGTGCCCGTGCTGGTGACCAGCGGTTACAGGTCGCCCCCGGTCAACCGCGCGGTGGGCGGTGTGACCAGCTCAGACCACACGCAAGGCCACGCGGCCGACTTTGTGGCGCCGCGCTACGGCACCGCGTCAGACGTGGCCGCAACCCTGGCGCCGCTGGTGAGTGTGCTGGGTATTGGGCAGATTATTCTGGAGGGCGTGAAGGGCAAGCAGTGGGTGCACGTGTCCACTCGCCAGCCTGAGCGGGCCGTCAACCGCGTCCTGACGATTACCGATAAAGGCGTGGTCGCCGGCATTGTGAAGTTGGCATGATGCTTACCGCCCGAGCTTGGTTTGTTTTGGGTATGTCTGGCCTGCTTGTGTTGGCCTTGGCCGGTACGCACTGGCAAGCCTACCGCATGGGAGCCCAGGGTGTGCACACCGCCTGGACCGCTGAAAAGCTGGCCCAGGCCGAGCAAACCCGCGCGCTGGTAGCCGAGGCAGCGGCCACCACCGACAAACTCCAAATTGAAGCCGATGAACTCCGAAAGACCAAAAATGCGCAAATTGCCCGCCTTAATGCTAATTTGTCTGCCGCTCTTGCAAGCCTGTCAGACCGCCCCGCGCGTCCTGGTGCAAGCGGTGTGCCCGCGCATACCGCCCCTGGCACAGGCCCCGGCTGCACAGGTGCCAGCCTTTGGCGAGACGATGGCGAGTTTCTTACAAGGGAAGCTGCCCGGGCAGACGGACTACTCGCTGACCTTGCCCAGTGCCAAGCTGCCTATGATTCGGCCCGGGCCGCCTTGAAATAGTGGGAACGCAGGCCCGCCAGCCCAATAAAACCGCCACACGAAAACGCCCCGAAATTCCCGCGATTCGGGCTGCAGCCCGCGCCAGTGCTTGATGCATGGTTTGGATTGTGATTCCTGTTGTCGTGGGTTCGAGCCCCATCAGCCACCCCAATAAACATTGATTCCCGCGCTATTTAAAAAGTAGCAGCGGGAATTTTTTTTGGCTTCGTGGGAATTCAAGCCGGCGCTAGGTTGTCATTGCAGGCTGCGGCGTTTGACTTCTTTGGTGCGGTCGTAGACCCTGGCGGTGGTGCCGGGGTTGGCGTGCAGGTCGGGCAGGGCGCCGCGTTGGGCTTTGTGTTGGGTGACGTAGTAGGCGCGCAGGTCGTGGAAGGTGAAGCGCTTTTCTATGGCCTTTTCTGTCAGTGCTTTGGCCACCAGCTTGCTCCACATGGCTTTAAAACCGGCTTCTGTGTAAGGGTTGCCGGCGCGGTTGGGGAATACGGCGCCCAGGCGGTCGTCTTTGGCCAGGCGGCGCAGGGTTGACAGCAGGGTTTGCAGGGCTGGGCTGATGCTGACGACTTCGACCACCTGTTTGTCGTCGCGCTGTTTGCCGCGGATGAGCCTGATTTCGGCCTCACTGACCTGGGGCCAGTGCATGGCCAAAAATTCCATGCGCCTGTTGCCGGTGAGGGCTGCAAATTCGGCCATGGCGGCGAGTATTTGCGCTTGGCCGGCGCGCTGGCGGGCCCAGCTCAGGAAGTTGATGAGGGTTTCGGGCTCGGGGGCTTCTTTGCGGGGGCGCTCTTTGTTGCGGCGCACTTGCTTGGTGGGGTTGGTGAGGATGTCGCCGCGCTCGATGGCGACGTTCATCAAATTGCTCATCAAGGCCATTTCACGGTTGGCGCGCTTGGGGGCAGCGGCGCGCTCTACGCGCAGGTAGCGGCTGCAGTGGGATGGCAGTACGTCGGCTGGGCTGATGGGGCCGAATACTTTGAGCAGGGGTTTGGAGCATTGCAGATAGTCTTTGCGGGTGTTGTCGGCCAGGTTGCTCCAGTCTTCTGACGCTTGGTACATGCGCCACAGGCCGGCGATGTTGCCGCGGTCGGGGGCCTCGTTGTTCATATCCAACACTTTTTGCAGGGCGGCTTGTTTGTCGGTGCCCAGGCTGATTGGGGTTTTGCCAATGGGGTGGTAACGGTAGGTGACCAGGCCGTCTTTACGCGGGCGGGCTTCCATGCGGGGGAGCAGGCCGGTGGCGCTGGCGCGGTCTTTGGGGCGGGTCATGGTGGTGTCCTTGGTGTGGGGTTTCAGGCGGCAACGCTCCAGACGGGGCCGCGTGATGCGCCGGCCCGGCTGTGGGTACCGGTGCCGTTCATCGTGGATTCGTAGTGTGCGCGGTTGACCAGGGGTTTGCCGTTGGGCTTGGCGCGCACGGTGAGGCCCATGCGCTCCAGGTAGCGGCGTTTTGCGTCGTTGCGGGTGAGGCCGGCGCAAATGCTGTCTATTTCGTCGTCGGGGAGGTCTTGGGTCATTAGCGTCATGGTTTTGGCCTCAGTGCTTCGCTTTTCAGTGACTCTATGGACCGCATTTTTCCGACGTCTCGCACTTCTGCAATGCCGCACTTGGCGCACACCCGCATTTGTAAAACCCGGAAATAGCCGACGTCTGAATTTGATGTTGAAGCGACGCCGTTCACTGGGTCGCTCCACTTTTCCCATTTGTGAAAACAGGGAATGTTCATTCTGTGCTCCATGTTGCTTTGGAGATGGCCGAGCGCACTTTGCGCTCGACTGCGGTGCGGTTCATGTTTGCGCCGGATAGTAGGAGGTCGGCTAGTTTGAGTGCTTCGAGTAAATCGGGCGCAGCGGCTATCAGACGGGCGTTGGCTTCGCACTCATCTCCGTCAAGAAAAACGCGGCAAACGGCTTGGCTGTCGCCAAAAATATATCCATACACTGACGACGAAAAGTCATTTGAGCGCCAAGGCCCTGGCGTGTGCTGCGCGCTCATTGCCCGGTGCTCCCAAACCCGCCCGCGCCGCGCTCGGTCAGGCCCATTTGCTCAACTACATCAAACTCAACCCGCGGCACGGCCACCAGCATGGCCTGGGCGATGCGGTCGCCTGGTTTGACGTGCAGGGGAATCTGGCGCCCGGTGTCCAGGCCCACGCTGTTGTCTGCGGTGAGTTTGACCATGACTTCGCCGGCGTAGCCTGCGTCGATGACGCCGACGCAGTTGGCCAGGCGGGCGTCGTGTTTGAAGCCGTGGCCGCTGCGGCCGAAAACCAACATGGCGAAGCCTTCGGGCACCTCAAATGCCAGACCGGTGCCGCAGGTGACTGGGTGCATGGGGTCAACGTGGCGGCCTAGTTCGGTCATGCCGGCCACGGTGGCGGCGTAGAGGTCAAAGCAGGCGTCGTTTGCGTGCGCATACGTGGGGACAATGGCGTTTCTATGGAGTTTGCAGATTTTCATGGGGTGTCACTTTTCAACTGCTGGAATGGTGGGCAGGGGGAGCCAAAGGTCGAAGCCGTCGCCCTTGCGGCGGGTGCGGATAAAGGCGATGCCCTGGGCGCGCTCGGCCAGAATCATCTTGACGCCCACGGGGGTGTGGTCGTTGACGGGTAGGTATTTGATTTCGGGCGCAATGGCGGCGGCGCCGTCGCTGCTGATTTTGTGGGTCATGGCTGGCCCCAGTTGTCAGCCCTCACCGCAAGCGCGGCAGGGTGTTCTTCATCAAAGTGCGCTGGCTTGGCTTGCTGCGCTTCGGCTTTGCCATCTTTGACGCCTTGCCGATAATTTACCCAGTCGGGTCGGAATGCATCGTCAGCTTCCAGCAGTTCTACTGCGTCCAGCAACAAAGTCTCAAGAGTCTTGTTGTGCGCAAACTCTGCCAACTCATGTTTGATTCCTGCAATCAACTCCGCCCGCTGGTCTTCGGGTGCTGAAATGGCTTTTGCCAAGTTGGCGGCACCGAACTCATTAACTGCAGCGTCGAAAGCTTTTGAGAGGTGTTCTGTGGCTTGCTGCTGCGGTGGGTGCAGGTAGAGGGGCGTATCTGTTTCAAAGACTTTATTCGGCCCGTATGTCCCCCAAATCGAATCTTTAGTAGTCTCTGTGGTTCTTAGCCAAGCCACAGGCTCCACCGCCTGCTGCAACTCAGCGTCCAGTGCTTTGCGTAGCTCGTTGACGTACTCTACGGCTTCTATAAACAACGAGGCTTCGCGCAATATTTCAATTAACCCATCTGACACTGGTGTCGTGGCTTGTGGCTGCGGTGGGTGCAGGTAGAGGGGAGCCCATGCGCCGGACAATTTGCGCACGCGCTCAATTCCTGCGTTATGTATTGGCCCTTCGTATCCTCCATCAGAGCCAACCATGCGCACCCAGAACATCGGCTCAACCGCCTGCTGCAACTCAGCGTCGAGGGCTTTGCGTAGCTCGTTGACGTACTCAGCGGTCGGCGCTACATCTTTCCACAATGGCGAGTCCCAGCGGAGGATGATGTTTTTGGCTGCTTGTTGTAGTGGTGTCATAACCTATCCTCTTTTTCGTGTTTTGTAATTCTTGCGCTCACGCAAAGGCTTCTCAATTCGTCATCATCCTCAATAGTGACTTCCAGCGTGTCATCCCCATTCTCGTCTTCCGCAGGGCGCTTCAGAACAATGACTGCGTTGCACTCGTCCATGTCATACAGGTCATCAAATGCAGTGAGAACGGCACTGTCTATTAGTGTTGCTCCGCGACAATTACCGTTGACCTCAACTTCTATTTTCAAGCTGTAGTCCCACTGCATAAAAATTAGCTCAAAGGTGTGGCGTGACCATGTAATGTTTGGGTCGTAATTTTGTAGTGGGGTCATTCAATATCCTCCGCAGTAAGTTTCATTTCTTTGGTGTTACGCACTTTCCAGAACCGCATCTTTACGTGCTTCTTGGCCCACTCTGTTATCAGTGATTTGAGTTCTTGTTTTTCGCTGTCGGTCACATCGGTGAAGCAGTTGTCGTAGACCTCGCCAATTTCTTCATAAGCTCGCTCATCGCATGACTCAAGAAGGCTGTCTACGTCAATGCACTCGTCAACGGTCAGTTCTTGCTTTTCCCCGCGCCAGTAGGTAGCACCTATGGGTTCGTCGGTGTTATTGGTAATGGCGTCAACAACGTCACCCATTGATTCGAGGTCGAACAATTCTTCGTCGAGGCTGTAGCAGTAGTCTGCTTGTTGTAGGGGTGTAGTCATTTGAGTCTCCTGATAGCTTCAGCGCACTCTAGGTAGTGCGCCTCATTTAAAAACAGCCGCTTGGTTTCGGCTTTGTGGCTGCAAATCTGCGCAGCCTCTTCAAGCGCAGCGGCTCGGCAGGCTTGGCCGTAGGCTTTAATCTCTTCAGCCATATGCGTTTTGAATGGTGCATCTGGAAGGCACTGCATAAGCGTGTTTAGCTTTTCGCTTGGTAGTGGCAAGCTCATAGCGCCGCCCTCAGTGCTGCTTCAATCTTGAAACGCAAATCCTCAGAGTATTCGTTTAGCGAAACATCGCTCCAAACATGCTCGACAAAAACAAGCGCCAGCCGTGCTGCGTCTTTGAGCGCGTCACGCTCTTTGCGTAAAACATCAACTTCAGAACGCAATTTTCTGTTCGCTGTTGACACCAGTGAGTAGTTGAATTCGTCACGCTCTGCTTTGAGTGCGTCACGTTCTTTGCGCAGGTTGTCAATCCAATGACCGGGGGCGTTTGCAACAATCCAGTCGCTCAATGCAGCTTTGAGCATGTCACGCTCTACCTTGTGACTCGCTGCCATCGAATCGGCTGCTGCGGCGTAGGCGTCACGCTCAACAGACATGTTGGTTGTGTCTTGCAGCGCTTCACCTAGTAGGCGCGTGCACTCTTTGTGCTGTGCTTTCCAGCGGTCACGCTCTGCGGTAAGTGAATCAATCATGTGTAGCTGCAACATCACGCCGCAGCGAAGTTGCTCCATGTTCATTTGACATAAGCCTTCGCGGCGCTGGTCGAGTTCTTGTTCAGTCATTCTTTTCTCCTTGTGGCCCCAGTCGGTCAGGGCAGACGTTATTGATAATCGGTGGCGGCTTTCGCCATAGTGCTTTGGGGCCGTGCTGCGTTTCGGTCTGGCGGCGGCAGTCGCGGCAGGGGGTGGCCAGCATGCTGAATGGGCGGTAGCCGATGCAGCGGTGGGCGTCTTGGGGTAGTGCCTGGGCGGTCATGCTGCAATCTCCATTTGTGTGGGTGCCTCGCGCAATACGCGCAGGCTTTTGAAGCTGCCAACGCCTTGGCCGTAGTGGTTGACGTGGGGGTGAATCTGGCCACCGCAGGGAAGCGTGATAGTGGTGGTGCAGCCGGATTCAGTCACCAACATATCAGTGACTAGGCCGTGGATGCTTAGCCCGATGGTGTTATCTGGGTTGATGATCTTGCCAGTGGTTTTGTCTCTCATGCAGCCGCAGGGTTGGGCGCTGTTGGTGGGTGCCAGCACGGCTGCGCTGTAGTGCACGAGCTGGCCAACGGCAATGCGGCCGTATTGTTTGACTTTGCGGGCGGTCATGCGGTTGTCTCCAGCGTCTCAAGCGTTTGGCCTTTGAGGGCTTGCAGGCGCAGGTCTACGGCGCTGGCCATCTGCGCCGGGCTGCTGGCGCGCACTATGGTTTCGTAAATTTCTAGGGCGTAGTCGACGGCTTCTATCTCTGCGGGGAGCATTTCCCATTTGCCCCATTTGCGGCGGCGGTCTAGCACTTTGCGCAGGGTGGCGTTGGCGGCTATGAGTGGGGGGAGCATGATGTTTTGCTCGGGCTCAGTGCCGGCTATTTGGCCGGCGCGCATGCAGCTCACGCCCAGGGCGTGGGCGATGAGGTCAAAGGGTTCTTCGTCGGCGGCGTTGGTTTGGCCGGTTTTGAGGCTGGCAAAGGCGGTCATGACGCGGTTGACGGCGTTGTCTGCGGCGTCTTGGGTGCCTTCGCCCAGCCAACTACCGGCGGGGGCGTCTGGGCTGTAGCCTGCGCAGCGTTGGATGACGTTGAGCCATTCGGCGCTGTTGTAGTGGCGGCGCTCAGGGGCGCGGCGTTTGCGGGCGTAGAGGGTGGTTTTTTTCATTGCAGGAAGCCAAATATGTCGGACATGACGCTGTTGTTCCACTGCTCCTGGCGGACGATGCCGATGCGCTGGGGTTGGTCTCGGGCCAGTTTGCCGAGCGCCAGGGCGGTGCGGTAGCGGCCGATGTCGGTGTGCTTGACCAGGCGGCCGAGGCAGCAGGGGCCGTGCTGGGTGATGGCGGCTATGACTTTGGCGCTGTCTTGGGCGAGTTGCTCAGGGGTTAGGCGGCCTTGGCGGGTGGGCGGGACAAAGTTGGGCTGGCGCGGGATGCTGCCGGCTTGAAAGGCGGGCCAGGGCGCGCCGGGGGCCAGGGTGGTGGTGCAGGTGTGATGGGTGGTCATCCGAATAAGCCCTCTTGGATGCTGTAGCCAGCTTGGCTGGCCAACGACTGCCCTTGCGGGAGCATGAAATCAGCTATCTGCAGCGTGAGCGCGCTGGCGATATTGCTCATGCCGCTGCGCTTGGCGGTGTTGCGCAGGCGCACCAGGTCGCCATAGCGGATGTCGAGCGGTGGCGGATAGGTCACGCGGCCATGGCTGACTGTGTGGATATGCAATTGAGTCATTCGTCTTTTCCTTCCAAAATTCTGCGGGCTTGATCTATGCGAACCGTCATGTCGGCATTTCGTCTGATGACCATGTACTCGGATTCGCGGTCACGCTGCAAAAAGTCTTGCAGGCTGGCAAGCTGGGCTTCTAGACGCTCAATTTTTCGCCGCAGGGCTGGTGGTGACATGGGTTGTGTCATCCCCTCACCACTGAAGCCGGTGCTGCGTCGTTGGAAACGGGTTGTGGGCGCTGGGCTTGCTGTGGGTGATGCGGCTCAGGTGGCTTTCTTCGCCGGCCGGCGTCTCCAGAAAATCCGAGCGGTTTTGGTCGATCAGCTTCAGGTAATCGTTTTCGACCTTGGCTGAATCAATCAGCACGCTGGCCACTTGGGCTACGGCGCGGGCGCGGGCGGCCAGCATGGCGTGCTCAAGTGTTGGCTCCACAGGCATGACGCGCGGCGCATCCAGTGGCTGGCGCGACTGCATGTCGGCCAGGGTGTCCATGAGGTGTTGGCGAAGTTGGGTGATGTGGGGGGTGCTCATGCGGGGTGTCCTTGGGTTTGTGCGTGTTCGCGGGTAATGCGGTTGACTTGGCGGGTAATGGCGCCTTTGAGTTGACACAGGGCGGCTACTTCAGGGCTGTGGCTGCGGGGGTGGTTGCGTTGGGCGTGCTCGCGCCGGGTAATGCACAGCAGGCGGTCAGCGGTAATTTCTTGGGCCACCAGGCTGGCCATGCCGTGCTTGAACACAACAATGTTGCCTTTGGGTATGGGGCCGTGGGCTGCCTCCCACACCAGGCGGGCCACGGGCACCCATCGCAGATGGTTGGGGCCTGGGGTCTCGTTCATTTTTTTCTCAAGGCGGGTCACGCCCTGGCTGATGACAACGCGGTAGCTGCCCACGGGCATGGTGTTTTTAGGCATCATGCCGGTGTGAAACTGTGTGCCCACGCTGCGACCACCGGCTTGCCAGCCTTTGCGCCCGGCGTTCCATGGCACAAGGCCGGGTTTAAATTGGCTAGCCACGCTCTCGGGGTGCTGCTGGCCTTTTTGCAAAATGCCGCTTTGGCCACTGGCCATAAACGCTGCAGTCTTTTTGATGCCCATGTCTGCGGCCTTGGCGTACACACTTTTCAGCGGCCAACCAAGCTCGCGGGCCACGTTGTCAGAGCGCTGGTGTGGGTAGATGGCAGCCAAGTGCACCAGCTCGGCCTGCGTCCAGGTGCGCCGGCTCACTGTGCGGCCTCCACGCGCCCGTCGCGGTAGTGCAACTGGCCCATAAACAGGCTGGGCTTGTCAAATGCGTCCATGGCGTTCGGCCTTCCGTTGTAGGGGTGCAGCTCTGTGCCCTGGTAGTGGTGGCTTGGCACTTCGTAGGGCTGGTCGGGCTTGGGTGCGGGGCGTGGCATGCAGGTGCTAATGCCTTTGGCGCGGGTGGCTAGGGTGCTCATGCGGCGGGGCCTTCGGTGAGGCGGGCTTCGGCTTTGAGGGCGGCGTAGGCTATGCCGTCTTCCAGGCTGTCCTGGTGCGGTGTGGCGCGCTGGCGGTCTCGCACGTCTTTGAGGGTTTGCATGAATAGCCAGCCTTCGGACTCAGTGAGCGCCTGGCCGGTGATGATGTTGAAGGCGGCCACGGTGGCGGCCATGCTGCGCTCGCCTTCGGGTTTGTCGTAGGTGGCGGCGCGGGCTTGCATGTGGGCGGCGGCTTTGTTTAGGAGCTGTTGGGCGGTGGTTTTCATTGACTATGTTTTTAGTAGCTGGTGGCGCTTGCTGGATAAGGGCTGGCGGGTGTTTTGGCTTGTTTTTCTGTGGCTTGGCAATAGGGGTCAAGGGTGATTGACTTGGCGCTGCAGACGATTTCGGGGGTGGCGTTGCGGCCGTTGACGAAGCTGCGCAGGCGGTGGAGGTGGACGACGAGGGCGCGGCCTGGGGTGAGGCTGGCGGCGCTGACTTGGTGGAACTGTTGCGCCGCTGGGCCTGCCCAGGTGATGCGGTAGGGCTCGACGGTGTGGGGGCCCTGGCGGTCAAAGGCGAGCAGGGTGAGGGCAAAGGTGCCGTCTGTGGCCACGGTGGTCAGGGGTTTGGTGTTGCTTAAAAACAGGGTGCCGGTGGTGTTCATGCAAACAGCCCCTCAAGGCTGAGCAGCCACCAAAGGCCGGCGAGTACGCTGGCGCTGGAGGTGATGCTGATGAGGATTAAGAAGACGATGGCGGTTATCTCTATGCCGGTGTAGGGCTCGCGTTTGGGCGGGTAGGCGCCGTTTTGGGCGGGTTCGTCGTCTGCAAACCAGACGCTGCCGCGTTGGCCGGGTGCGCTGGCGCGGTTGACGAGGGCGTTTAGCTCTTGTTCGAGGTCTTCGGCGTTGTCGGCTACGGGCAGCTCCAGCGGTGCGGGGCGTGACATGTAGCCGTCAAGGTCAGTGACGCGGCGGTAGTGCGCCTTGACGGGCGCCACCAGTGTGGGCAGGGGGGCAGACCCGGCGGCGCAGCCAGGCCCGCGGGTGCAGTGGCCCCAGGAGTCGCAGCAGGTCATTGGGCGGCCTCGGCAAGTGCGGTTTTATGGTCAATTTGGCCGCTAGCCCTTGTAGGTGTTGCGTGAGTAGCTGCGCTATTGATAGCGTCTTGCTTTGCCAGTGCGGTGTCTTGCATGGCCTCAAGCTCTGATGGGCCGTCTAGCAAATGTGACCCGCTCATGACGATGGCAAAGAGGGCGGTGATGAGGGCCGTGATGGTCCAGTTGAGGGTGCGGTGGCTCATGCTGCCGCCTCTTGGTAAGACTTGACGCGCATGCCGCAAGTGGCAAGGGCCGCCTGGGCTTGGTTGACCATAAATGAGGGCAGGTAGCTGTCACCGTCAAGGCGGCGCACCGGGGTGTAGTCCATGGCTTCCAGCACGATGCGCTCAAGGGCCTCGGCCAGCGTAATCTCGCGCTCTGTAAGGTCCGGGTAGCAGGGCAAGCCGTCTGTGTCGTTTTGCAGGTTGTTGCCGTGCCACGATTTGCGGGCCGGTGCAATGTGGATGATGGTTGAGGCTGGCGTTTGCATTTGTTTCACTCCTGGGCCGCTTGAATTTGCGGTGTGGAGTGAATTACACACGATGTTTAAAGCATTGTCAACACCGTGTGTAAATTAAACACGAGTTTTTGCCGTTACACAGTTTTTGCTGTGTTGGGGCGGGCGCTGTGGCGGGTGGTTTGGGGCGCCTGGCGGGCTTACTTGGTGCAGCCCATGGCGGCGGGGGCGTGTCTTACGGCGCTGATGCTTTGGCCGGCGGTCTGGTATTCAATGACGACGCCGATATTGGGATAGGTTTCGCTTTGGATGCACTGGCCGCGCACTTGAAAGAGGCTGGTAGGGCGTATTTCATCGGGCCGGGTCAAGAATTTGGCTTTGCCGTTGGAGTGGTTGCGGGCGACGTTGTTGGCGATGAGCATGCGGTTGATTTGGGCGTCCAGGCCGGTGGCGCGCATGCATTGGGGGTTGTCAAAGGTGAGCAGGGCGCTGGGGCCGGGTATGTCGTGAAAGTATGGCTCAACGGATTAAGGTGTGGAAGTTGAATCATGAGCAATAGCTTCCTCTGTGTGGAAACGTGCATGGCAAGTAGCGCACAAGAACAATGTGTTTTGCATGTTCGACACCAAGTCATGAAACACAAGATGACTGAAATGAGTCTCAACCTTCTCGAACAGCCCGTGACAGGAATCACATCTTTCGTAACTTTCCAAGGGCTTATCAACTGGGCGAAGGATTGCCTTCTTTCCTCCAAACAGGAGTCGAGCACGGAGGACTTCAAAGGAGTAGCCCCGACCTTGCCTGTTAACCACCTTGGCGACCCCATTGAGAGCCTCCGTGTACCCATTGCTGATGGGGTAATCAAAGAACGCCAGAATCTCATTGCGCCAGTTTTTGGTTGCTGTAAGGAGGGGAGCAAAGCTCTTTTTCCCCTTCTTCATGGTCACGGGAACGGAATTACGCCAAACATCAAGTCTTGCACCAGCCTCTTTCTTGGTTGGTGCGTCGTAGATGTCGTAGAAAGCCTCTTTGAGGTCATAGGCCACTTTGACATCAGGTTCGTTGTCCAGCCACATGCCCAGCCCGAAACGCCCCTTTTCATCCAGATTCTTGAACCTCATCCTCAACAGTGCCTTGCGCCTCATCCAGTCCTTGCCAACAGCCTTGTCTTGGTCTTTGGCAAGGGTGATGCGCACGTCTTCCAGCGCCTTGTTTGCCATCTTCACAACATGGAACTTGTCGATGACGACCGGCAGGCCAGGAAACACCAATTGAGCAGCGTCCTTGTAAGGTCTCCACATATCAATCGCAAGGCCCTTGACCGTGCGTTTGTTCCTGAATTGGTTCAGCCATGTGGTAACAGCACCCTTGTCTCTGGTGGGCAGCATGTCGATGGGAATCCGGTTCACGACATCAGTGATGATGCACCGGAGCTCACCATCAATCTGTGTTTCATCAATGCCAAGCCACTCTGGAAGCCATGGTTTGAACTTGGCATTCATGGCGTCAATGTAAGTACCAGCAATAGTCCTCACCGTCTTGTCATCACAGCCGATATGCTCTGCAATCCGAACAAAGGTGTCCCGAAGGCACTGGGTTTCGATGTACTCAACACAGCGCTGGGTCATCCTCATATCAGGATAAATGCCCTCCAAAGGCTGCAAGAAGGTTTCCTTGCAGTGCTTGCATCTGTACCGTTGGACGTTGGCCAGGATGACAACCGTGGAGCCTCTGATGGGGCTGTCACGGTACTTGATGGGCTTTACGCCATGTTTGTATGGAGTGTCAACAACCCCACATTTGGGGCAGTTGGCGGGCTGGGTTGTGTACTCAGCATCAATCACGCATTCATTGCCAGATTGAGTCTTGGAGCGCACGGTCCAGCCTTTAAGGTCGAGGATGTCGGTCATGCGACATTTTCACAGACGGCAGTTTGCAAAACAGTCATTCCATGCCGGTCCACCTTTATCGCCATAGTCGTATTCCCCGCAGGCAGTGCAGCGGTAGACAGCCTGAGAGCAATGGTCAAGTTCCTTAGGACACGCTCTTCCGCCATCAGAATCCCAAAGATGCCTGCCTTCAGCGCAAGCTGCAGACCCAAACATTTTGGCTTCCTTGATGAGTTGCTGAATGTTCAAGTCAGCTTCCTTGAGTTGTACTCACTTGCCGTGCGCAACGGCAGCTTGGGGGATTGTTCAAACTCAGTCTCAATGAGCCAGTGCCCAAATGAGGTTACGCCATACCTCCCAAACCCAAAACTTTGCACTACCCCAAGCTCAGCCAACCGCTTCACAACCTCCTTTGAAGCCGAGTATCCACCCGAATCCGGGTCATCAACCTGTTCACTGAATGTAAACAGATGGGAGAAATCCTCGCTATTAAGGAACTTTTGCCGAATCATAAGGCTGTCATCAGTCATTTCACTCACTCACTTTCTACACGTTAATCCGTTTTATGAGTATAGTCCTAAATCATGAATTCAACACGTTATTCCGCAGAGCCGAAAGTATTTGGGCTCTGGCGCTTTGGCCTGGCGGTAGGTGCAGTTGATGCCGGCGGCGTTGGTGATGTGGCCTTTGGGCTGCAGGGCGTGCGCCTGGGGGGCTAGGGCTAGGCAGGCGGCGAGGGCGGCTGCGGTGAGTGTGTAGCGGTGTGTTTTGGGCATGGCGGGCTCGTGTGGGCGCCGCGCGGGGCGGGCTGCCTGGGGTTAGGTTTGATTTTCAACGACTTTGACGGCCCGGCTGTTTTTGAATGCTGTGAAACAGTGCACGGCCGCGCTGCGGCGGTTAGCCGTTGGCGGTTTTTGTCTCGGGCTGGGCTTGGTGTGCGCCGTGGCCTTGGGCGGTGTAGGCGTTGATGACGGCTTCTATGGCGGCCTTTTGGGCGGGCTGCAGGGTGTGCCAGTCGTCAACGGTTACGGTTTCAAAGGGCCAGGCGGCGAGTAGCTGGGGCTTTTGGTCGGTGGCCATGAGCACTACGGTGTCGCGCGCGGGGTTGTGCGGGCGGTATAGCGGCTGCCGTTCGGGCTGGCCGTCTGCGCTGAGGTTAAGGGCGAGGAGCTGATTGCTGTCCAGGCCCAGGGCAGACTGCACTTTGAGTGCCCCTTCCTTGCTTATGCCCCGGCTTTCCCAATTTTTGAGGGTTTGCTGGCTGATTTGCAGGTAGCGGGCCACGGCTGTAGGTGTGCGCAGGTCTTTCTTTTCAAGCGCAAGTTTGTACAGTTTCTGGATGCTGGGCTGCATGGGCTCCATTGTTTGCACAAGGGGGCGTTTAGCCTTAAACATAGCGTTTGACTTTTGGTTAAACATGGTGTTTAATGCAGCCTATGAATCAAATTGAACGTGATGCCGACTTAATCAGAACGCTGGGCGGCGCGTCTAAGGTGGCGCGGCTGCTGAGCGAGGTGGAGCCGGTTTCGGTGCAGAGCGTGCATAACTGGCTGAGCCGTGGTGTGCCTTTTCGCATCAAGGTTTTGCACCCGCATATCTTTATGCAAGACCACGGCCCGGCCCAGGCCCCCACTAACCAAAACACCACGCAGGGAGCCTGACCCATGGCCACCCCTCACGGCTTTATTGAGCTGCGCGTTGATATTCCTGAAGACCTGGCCCGGCGCATTGATGCGCTGATGATGGTCAACCGCCTCAAGTCCCGCGCTGAGTACGTGGTGCCTGAGTTGACGAAGGCGGTGGATGAAGAATTTCATAGGGCCACTGTATTGCTGCGCTGCGCGGGAATCAATCCGCTGGTTTCCATCGATGCCGGAAAGGGCGGGGTATGACTTCCGCGCCCGCAGTTGCGAAACCGCAAGCCACCCGCGTCATTAAGTGCGGTGCGCACAACGCCAAAGAGTTTCAACAAATCGTCAAGACAACGCCCGCGCTGCTG